CTCTTGTCTCTATCGGATGGCAACCAGCCTGAACTGGCGGGGATCAGCCATGACTGGCCTCGACTGGAAACGACTGTCACCGATGCGGCTGGATCGTTCGGGGCTGATGTGCAGGGATGGGCAGAACAGCACTTAGGACTAACGCTTATGCCTTGGCAGGTGCGCGCGCTTGACGGTCAGCTGGCTTATGACGAGCATGGTGAGCTGCTGCATCGGACGAGTCTTGTTTCTACTGCCAGACAGAACGGTAAGACCGTTGCTCTAGGTAGTTTGGTCGGTTGGTGGCTTACAGAGATGCCCAAAATACGGGGCAAGAAACAGACCGTCCTGACAACGGCAAACAGGCTCGACTTGGCGATCACACTCTTTGATGAGATAGCCCCAGTGCTCGAGGCGCGCTTCGGTGCATCCTGTGTCAAGGCCTACGGTAGGAACTCGGTAACAATGCCAGACGGCAGCAAGTGGACAGTACGCGCGGCAAAGCCTTCGGTCGGTCACGGCACAAGCAACGATCTGATCGTGGCAGACGAAATCTGGGACATGTCGCAGCTCGCTATTGACGGCGGCTTGATCCCATCTATGCGCGCACGAAAATCACCGCTGCTTAGCTGCTGGTCAACTGCTGGAACTGAGGCATCGACCGCTTTCTTGCGTTGGCGTGAGCAAGGACTGCGCGCCATAGATCGAGGAGAGCGATCGTCGCTGTACTTTGCCGAATGGTCGCCGCCGCCTGATCTTGACCCGATGAACCCTGCCGCTTGGGCTTACGGCAACCCTGCGCTCGGGCACACTTTGGAACTGTCAACGATTGAGGCCGAGTCTCAAAACCCTGACCGCGCACAATTCTTACGAGCATCCGTCAATCTGTGGGTGGCTTCCGATCGCGGCTGGATACCGCCGGGTGTCTGGCCTGCGTTGGAGCATGAAAGCGACATACCCAAAGGCGGCATCGTTGCCATTGAGACCAGCATGGACGACTCGCGCTACTTCGGCCTGCGCGCCGTAGCGCTACCAGACCGCCGCATCGTTGTAACCGTGGCCTTCGTCGTAGACAGTTTTGCAGCACTCTTGCTCGAGGTCGATCGGCTCACTGCCGAGGGCTGCAAGTTTGCTATCTCACCCAGCATCGACATCCAGTGGCCTCGACATCTTGAGACCAAAAAGGTCATTGTCGGCTACGGCGAAATACTCAAATACACCCCCACAGTAAGGAACTTAATAGCAGAAAAAATGCTGCTACATGACGGCTCAACTCAATTAGCAGAGCATGTCCAGCGCGCTGTCGCAGTCCGATCGCAAGGCTCTGTCGCGGTGTCATCTCAGAGATCACCCGGGCCAATCGAGTTGTGTCGCTGCATGATCTGGGCGGCTGCACTGTGCTCAAGGCCGTCAGTGTCGGGTAAGCCCATGCTGGTCACTGTAAATCAGTAACATACCCTCGGCACTCGGTCGAAGTACCTAGCCTTTCGTCGGGAACTGATAGGCCGATCGAGTGCCACCATCACAGCGCCGCTGTCTGTAATGTTGTGGCATGGGATTATTTGACCGCAAAGTAAGCAAGGCCGCCATCAGTCCAGCGCCTGCTAAAGCGGCAGCTGTCGGATCAAACATTTACGGCAATCAAAACAGCGCGGTCAATGTGTTCAATCAGTATTATTCGTGGCGCGAAGGTGAAGCACGAAACCAGTTAATGACTATTCCAGCGGTGTCACGCTGCCGCGATCTTCTTGCATCAGTCATTGCATGTATGCCATTACGCGCATACAACATGAGTTGGGACGGCGAGCGCATGGTCAAGAATTACATTGCGCCTCGATCATGGATGCGTCAACCAGATCCGCAAAATACCTACGCCCATTTTTTTTCGTGGGTTTTTGATGATTTATATATGTTCGGTAGAAGCGTAATTCACATTACGAGTAGGACTAGCGATGGCTTTCCTGCGTCGTTCCAACGGCTACCAGTCGGCTCAATTACCACGACCGATCAGACAGGCCCTGTCTGGTTCGCGCCAAGTAATCAGGTCTACTTCAACGGCGTAGAACTTGATACACGCGATCTGCTGCAAATTTTGTCACCGACCACAGGACTTGTTTACACAAGTGTGTCAGCAGTAGAAACTGCGCTGAAGGTTGAGGCCGCACGAAATCGCAATGCCAGCTCCTCAATTCCAGCAGGAATATTAAAACAAACGGGAGGGGAACCCCTTTCGGCGCAGGAGCTCGCAGACCTTGCAGCTGCGTTTAATGCTGCTCGAGCAACTAATCAGACCGCTGCGCTAAACGAGTTTCTATCTTACGAAGCCACAACAATGTCACCAGACAAAATGCTGCTTATCGAGTCTGCCAACTACAGCGCGTTAGAAATGGCGCGGCTTGGCAATGTGCCACCGTATCTAGTTGGCGTATCAACCGGGTCATATTCCTACCAGTCATCACAGCAAGCGCGCGCAGACCTTTACATCTTCGGTGTCAAACTTTACGCCGAAGCAATTGCCGAAGCATTCAGCATGAACAACATTCTGCCGATCGGCACATATGTTGAATTTGATGCCGAAAATTATCTTGCCGAAAACTACATGGCAGATCAAGCAGAAGAACCACAAGAAAACACTCAAGAGGAGTTAGCAAACCGATGATCAAACTAATCGCAGGAGACTTTACGCTCGACGCTGCCGCAGGAGACACCCCGCGCCGCTCAATTTCAGGAACGGCAGTTCCCTACAATGTTCCTGCAGTTGTTTCAGATGGCACTGCTGTGATCTTCCGACCGGGATCGCTGCCAGTCACAGGCAAAGCGCCCCGTTTGTTTATGTACCACGACGCATCTATGCCAGTAGGCATTGTGACCGAGCGCGTAGAAACCGAAGAAGGCATGCTGTTCACCGCAAAAATCAGTGCCAGCTCTCAAGGCCAAGATGCCATGATCATGCTGCAAGAGACCGTGATTGACCAAGTCAGTGTCGGTGTGACCCCCCAAAAATTCTCATACGACGAAGATGGCACAATGATCATCGAGTCTGCTTCATGGACAGAGCTCAGCCTCGTCCCCGTAGGCGCATTTGGGGATATGGCCAATATCGCCACCGTCGCTGCCAGTATCCACCACGAACCCGAAGAGACCGACAATAATGAAATACAAGAACCCACAGAGGAGACAGAACCCATGTCAGAAGTAATCGTCCCAGTAGTCGAAGCAAGCATCCCTACCGCTTCGATCCCAGCACAACCGCGTCGCGAGTTTGCGATGCCATCAGCAGCAGAAGTACTTGCCGCTTACCACATCGGTGGCGACACTTACAACAAAGTCAGTGACGCATTTAAGCAAGCACAGCGTCGCAATCAAACAGCACTGCAAGCAGCAGCTGGCGACATTGTCACGGGCGACACCCCGGGCCTCTTGAACATTCCAGTGCTCGGGCCTCTCTTCCAAGATCTAAACTTCGTGCGCCCAGTAGTCAGTGCATTCGGCGCAAGGGCGATGCCTTCGACCACTTCGCGTCAGTTCGTGAGACCTACCATCACAACTCATACCTCAGCTTCGGTGCAGACCAACCAGCTTGACCCTGTATCTGCAACCACGATGGTGATTGCTGCAAACACTGTTACCAAGTCAACTGTTGCAGGCCAAGTCACCTTGTCAGTTCAGGACATCGACTTCACAGATCCAAGCGCGCTCCAACTGGTATTGAATGACCTCGCAGGGGAAGTGCTCATAAAAACGGATGACATCGCAGCAGATGCACTTGTCGCTGGTAAGACTGCATCAGGTTCAACTTGGACAGTTACAGCCAACGATCCATCTTCTTTGATTGAATCGTTGTATGACGCAGCGCGCGAAATTACAGAAGACAGCAACTTCTTCCCAACTCACTTGTGCGTCTCACCAGATGTTTGGCAAAAATTGGGTCAGCAACTTGACGGATCAAAGCGACCTGTACTTGGTTACACCACAAATGGCGTAATCGGTCAGAACAGCATTGGTCGCGTAGGCGGTCTTGCATATAACGCAATGGATGTGTTTGGTCTTGACCTTGTAGTTGACAACAACTTTGCTGCAGGAACCATGCTGGTTGTGTACGCCCCAGGCTTTGAGATCTACGAATCTGGTGCATCATTGCAGAGCTTCGAGAACCCATCGACACTCGGTCGCACACTCTCGATCCACCAGTACTTCGCAACCTTCGTTGCCAAGTCCAGCTTCATTCAGTCAATCACGATCGCCTAGTCGAGAGCGGAGCACCCGCTCATGGCTGTTTACAGCGTCACACAAAAGTATCTAATTGACAACTACGCCGTACTGCAATTACTGACCCCATCGGAAATTGCAGTCGGCCAGTCAATTACAGTCGCATCAGTCGATGCAACATTCAACGGCACTTACACTGTTCGCGCATTGCCCCAGTATCTGTACA